AAGTGCTATTGGGACTATCTGCGAGCGCGAGTTTGTGAAGGAAGTGTGAAACATGAAAAAACGCGTTATCACACCTTTGGATTTTTACCGCATGTGCTACACCTTGCCCCCTGATATTATGGTTAGTGTGTACAGTGCAACGAAAGGTGATCTGCCCCTGTGGACAGGTGAATTCCGGTCTATGCCCTTGTCATATCGCAACGCGACTATCGAGGACATGAACATTTTTGCAAAAGATTCAAAAATCGTAAAATTGACTTTTGCCCTGCAAGATAGGAGCATTGATTATGGCAAAGCGTAAACCCACGCAGTACGCGTGGCAAGACTTGGAGTACACTCCATATTATCTTAATAAGCATACCGAAGCAGATTTGCGTAAAGAGTATAGTAAGCTCCGCTCTATTGTGCGTAAACGTCAAGAGCGTCTTGAAAAATCTGAATTTGCGGAACTATCCGAAGTCAAGCACTATGGCAAGTTACCACCCGTTGCGCAAATCAAGAACAAACAGCAGCTTGTATATGCTCTCGCAGAAGCAAAGCGTTTTTTGAACGAAGATATTTCAATCGCACGTTTTAAGCGCGAACGCAAAGGTATGATTGCAAAGCTTAATGCCAATGGCTATGAATTTGTAACAAAACAGAATTTTTTATCGTATGTCACATTTATGGAAACAATGCGAACCATTGCGCAAAATATGCATTTTGATTCGGAACCGATTGCAAATCTTTTTGAAAATGTAACGACCGGCAAAATACCAGTATCCAAAGTGCAAAAATGGTTTGAGAAATTTATCAAAAAGCAAGAAGAAGCTGCCCGCAACTTTCCTGATGAATATTCCCGTACAAAAGGGGGCAAGGTGAAAATTGAAAGTAAAGACCTTGAAGAATGGGCAAGTCATTTGTTCGGTGATTGATTTTCCGCTAGAGAAATTCGCCACGCTACCTGTTTTGGAACGGAAAATCACAAGAACCAAAAAGACAAAATTGCTTGATATTGTGACAGCGTTTGACATTGAAACAACTCGCATTAAGTCGATAGAACAAGCTGTCATGTATATTTGGCAATGGCATTTTGCGGCACCTATTAATCTTACTGTTGTCGGTAGAACATGGGATGAATTTGAAGCATTGTGTGCCAGCCTCGAAGCCTGCATGCAAGAACAATCTCAAGAAGATTACCATTTGCAGCTCTGTGTATATGTCCATAATTTGTCATATGAGTTCCAATTTTTACGCGGTATCTACCATTTTACTAATGATGAGATTTTTGCAGTTGATTGCCGCAAAGTCCTGAAATGTACGATGTATGATAATTTTTTTGAATTCCGCTGCAGCTATCTGCACTCGAATATGAGCCTTGATGCATACACCCACAAAATGGGCGTGGCTCATGGTAAATTGTCCGGCGTAAAATTTGACTACAATAAGCTCCGCTATCCATGGACGGCGTTGTCGGATGAAGAGCTTGAATATTGTGTAAATGACGTGCTCGGCCTATGTGAAGCCCTGACCATTGAAATGCACCATGACAATGACAACCTGTACACAATTCCTCTAACCTCTACCGGCTATGTGCGCCGCGATGCACGCGCCGCCATGAAACGCGCAGGGCTGGAACGTCTCGGCGCAATCCAGCCTGACGCGGAATTATATACAATGCTGCGTGAAGCGTTTCGCGGCGGAAACACTCACGCCAACCGCTATTATACCGGTCAAGTGCTGCGTGGTAAAATCCAGAGCGCAGACCGAAGCAGCAGTTACCCGGATGTGTTGTGCAATTGTCTGTACCCAATGCGAGCTTTTGTGCCTATCGGGGAAATAACTTTGGATGGACTCAAACGAAAACTCAACAAGCACCGCAAAGCGTTGATAATGCGTATTGCATTAACAGACGTTGAGTTAATCAACCCTTGCTGGGGATGCCCATATCTTACGATTGATAAGAGCCGAAACGTGATAGACCCCGACCGTGACAACGGGCGAATATTGAGCGCAAAATACCTCGAAACAACCGTGACAGATGTTGACCTTGCAATTATCCTTAAAGAGTACAAGTTTTCTGGATTCCGGGCATTTGACTGTTGGCAATCCACCTACGCAAAGTTGCCGCGCGAACTGATTGAATGTGCAATAGATTATTACCGCGCAAAAACAAGCTTGAAGAATGTGCCCGGGCAAGAATTGTATTACATGAAAAGCAAAAACAAGCTCAATAGTATATATGGCATGATGGCACAAGACCCGGGCAAACGCTCCATATTATACACTCCTGAAGAAGAATTTGAAATTGATGAAAAAACGCCAATCGAAAATATCTTGTCGCAAAATCTGCGCAACGCGTTTTTGTGTTATCAATGGGGCGTTTGGGTAACTGCAAATGCGCGTTATCGACTTGAAGAGGGTATAGAGCTTGCAGGGGATGGCTTTGTGTATTGTGATACTGACTCGGTAAAATATCTCGGTGACATTGACTGGACAAAATACAACAAAGCAAGAATTAAAGATAGTAAAACCTCAGGTGCATATGCTGCTGACCCATCCGGCAACATGCATTATATGGGCGTTTTCGAACCTGAACATGATATGTTCGAATTTGCCACGTTGGGCGCTAAAAAATATTGCTACCGCGAAACGCCAGAAAGCCCATTGTGCTGCACAATTGCAGGCGTTAATAAAAAAGAGGGCGCGAAAGAATTGGAACGCAGCGGCGGCATTGATGCATTTAAGCCGGGTTTTGTTTTCCGTGACGCGGGCGGCACAGAATCCATATATAATGATAGTCCAGAGATAGACAGCATTACAATAGACGGTCACACATTGCCAATTACATCAAATGTTGTTATCCGTGAAAGCACCTATAAACTCGGAATTACTGCGGAATATATGGACTTGCTTTTGCGCTGCGATTACACCCGAAAAGGCATAGGCAGGCTGGATGAATATTTTGAAAATGGGTATTGACAATAGGTTAATAAAGCGGTATCATATAATTGTAGCAAGAAGCTACAAAACACAAACACGAACAAGGAGTAACAATTATGAAAATCATCAAGAGCTTTCCCGAAAATCTGACCATGAAGCAGGCGTACAGCCTGACCCGCAACCCCGACTCACGCTCCATGAAAACGCTTGAAGGCGCAACTTTTAACATTGAGGCTTACGCCCTCTACGAGGATGAAAACGCCAAGGGCGAAACGCAGGAAGTGCTTGCAGTGCTTACCAGTGAGGGCGACACTTTCAGCACCATTTCCGGCACGTTTAAGCGCGACTTTGCAGCAATCGTTGATGTTGTCAACCAGTACGATGCTGACCTCACCACTGTAGACATCGAAGTCATTGGCGGCGAAAGCAAAAATGGCCGTCATTACATCGGATGCAAGATGAACTAACCATTCCATTCTTGACATAATTCCCCCCAACAAAAGGGCGGCGGCTTGAAAACCGCCGCCCTTTTGAAATATGAAAGCGAGTAACAATGAAGAAGAACAAGTTATACCTAGACAGCGGATACCTGAACATGGATTATATTATGGGCTTGCCAACGCCTTATATTATGATTGTAGGCGGACGCGGCACCGGTAAAACATATGGCGCATTAAAATATGTACTTGAGCATCGTATAACATTTATGCTCATGCGCCGAACGCAAACCGCCATCGACCTAGTTAATAAACCAGAGTTCAGCCCCATCAAGCCGGTCTGTGAAGATATGGGTTTGAACATCAAACCTTTTCCGATATCCAAGGGTAGTAGCGCATTTTATGATGTCGATGAAGAAGGCAAATACACCGGCGGCCTGCCGTATGGTTATACCTGCGCACTTTCTACAATCTCCAACATGCGCGGTTTTAGCGCAGAGGATTGCAAAATTTGTATCTATGATGAATTTATTCCCGAGAAGCACGAACGTCCGCTTAAAAACGAAGCTGCGGCATTTTATAACGCATATGAAACAATCAACCGTAACAGAGAGTTAAAAGGCGAACCGCCCCTTAAAATGCTGTGTCTTGCCAATGCAAACGATATTGCAAACCCGCTGTTTTTGGATATGGGGCTTGTTTCGCGTGCTCAAAAAATGATTGATACTAAAACGGAAATGTGGCAAGACACAGAGCGCGGTATTACTCTTGTGATGCTGCAACACTCTCCAATCTCGGTGCAAAAAGCCAATACCGCATTGTACCGGCTTACTAAAGATAAGTTATACAGTGCTATGGCGCTCAATAACGATTTTAGGCAGGAATACAGCCAGATTAAGCCCCAAAACATTATTGAGTATAAACCCATATGTATTATGGGCGAACTCGAAATATATAAGCATAAATCGAAAGAAAAATATTATGTAACAACCCACAAATCTGGAAACTGCCCGGTATATGAAAGCACAGAACGCGGCATACAAATGTTTAACGCTCATTTTGCATGGTTTCGCCTTGCGTACTATTATACCGATATTGTTTTATTTGAATCGCCAATTTGCGAAGTATTACTAGATAAGTATTTCCGGGAAGGTGCCAAAATCTCAAGCCGGAAAGCATAAAACAGCCCCTGCCGTATTGGCAGGGGCTGTTGCTGTTAAGAAATGTTAGGGCGCAAAACCTTGATAGCAGTCATGCCGTCATGATTATTCCATCGCGGGAAATCCATTGGCGTGCCGTCCATGTTGCGGATGCGGTCGAGAATCACAGGGGAATTGCCTGGAAGGAAGCCAGTCACCTGCACAGTAACCGCATAAGATGCAGGGCGCTTAAAATAAAGGATGATAGCATTACCATCATTGACATAATACAACTTGTCAAGGTTTGTAACTACATCCCAAGTAACTGTCCTTCCCGCTCCGGCAGTTGCACCATAAATGGCTTGATTGAGCTTGCGGTTGTCAAATGCGCTGATTGCAAACAATCCGCCGGATTCGGGATTGTTGGAAATAAAGACAGTATAATCAATGTTGTTACGGTCGCAGATATGAATACAACCTTGCGATGTTTCGCTGCCAGACGGCACCGGAATATAGGCAAATGCTTTGTACTGCTCTGGGTCTCCGGTCTCCGATTGCCCCGAAACGGTGTATTGTGTCTGGTCTGTGATTGCAAGGTCAATGCAGCGGTGCTCTCCGGCCTTGCAAAAATACTGGTTGTCGGCACTAAAAATATACTCTCGCTTGGTGTAGATATACGCATTGTTGATTTTGCAATTCATGGCAGTGATGGGGTAGTGCCCAATAGTCTGCACCATGGTGGATACTTTGGCGCCACGGTTAATCACGCCGCCGTCAACCGTCAACTGCGGACTAGGACTCGTGCCAATCAGTGCAAGTGCTGCGTTGCCCTCTCCGGTGGTTGCCGTGTCGTCATTGACCGTATAAATTAAGTTAGTGATATATGCCGCGGCCTTGCCCGGCCCGTCAAAAATAATACCATGGCGGCAAGTATCAAGATACAGGTTGTTAACGTGCACATCATTGTTTGTGACTTTTAGCCCACACGTGCTCTCCCACCATGTATTTGCATCAGCGCCGCCGCTGCCGCCGGATGGGATGCCATTATAGGTAATCCAGTTGCATCCAAACACGTTAGTACGGCAATCAAACCCGGTTTGACAAACCATTGCAAGCAGGTTATTGCAGCAGCAATCCGGGGACTTATCGCCCCAATAAAATGCAACGTTACCGGTAGCACGCTCCGCGGGGTGTACGTCACTAAAGCCCCACACCGTTACATTATCCATGTAGCAATACCGGCTTAACGTGCTAGTGCTTGGCTGCAAGTACACGCCATAGGATTTAACGCCGCTGATACTTACATTATAGATGTAATTGTCGGTGTATACATCCGTGGTATACACAATACCGCCAATCATGCCGTTGCAAATAATATCCAAATTTGCAATGACGACATTGCCGTCTACATCATTGCCGGATACAGTCAACACGCCAAGGCTGTCAAACGCTGTCGGATTGCCAGTATACTGCAAAATTGTGTCACTGCTGCCGCGTGCCGGGTCACGAGACGCGCTTGCACCATACAAGCTATGTTTAAGCTGCACTGGTGCGCTGATTTTGTAGATGCCGACCGGGATAAACAGCGGAAATTGTTTGGTATAGGTGTTCAGGGTTGCGGTAATGTCGTCCGTTCCATTCATTTTAAGGGCCTGAAAAGTGCGAATGTCAACTGGAGAGCCGGGAATTGTGGTAAAATCGGCATCCTCACGGATAATAGCAACTTTGCGTGTCTTGCCGTTGTAATCAGTCAAAGGCCACCAATCAAAATTATCATTGTAATGGCTGATTACTAAGTTACTTTTAACATTGCCTTGCAGGTATGTGCCGCCATCACTGCCAATATCAATAGGTGTATTGGGGTCGTTAGGTACATGGATTGCATTGCGGTAGCCTCTGGTAGACTTAACGGAAAAATCATCTGCTACCATGTTATACTTGCCGCCGACCGTCTGCATAAGGTCTCCGGTGGTGCTCTTGTCAATCTTGTTACCTAACGCGGTATTAACATTTGCAATGTTGTCTTGCAGCGTTTTAACTGCCTGCGCCAAATTGGCAAGTCTTGCATCAATCGTGGTTTTTGCCGTGTTGTTGGTGCCGTACTCGGTGCCGCGTGTAATTGCGGTGGTGCATACATATAGGGTATTATTGAGCCATACAAGGTCGCCGCTTGCCCGGTCTGCGCTTGCCGTGGTTTTGAGTCCCTCATCTGCTGCCGTGATTGCCAATTTGACCGTGCTCCACAGCTCGGAAAAATTGCCAATCTTTGTCCAGTAGTCGGTGTTGTCGATTTCCACGCCGACCGGCACCGGCTGCACGCTCAAATAGCCGTCTCCGTTGGTATCAAGCACAACCTGATTTTTAGGGTACTGCCGCGTAATATCCCATTGCAGCGGGTTTGCATAGGTAATGCTATTGAGCGAGATAAAATCCGCAATAGCTGCATCCTGCTTTTTGAGCGTCTCCAAAATCCAATCAAGATTGAGCTCGTGGAAATTGGTATAAGGCCATCTAGTGTCAAACATGCTATAACCTCCTTAATATACAAGCAGCAAAAATTGCTGCTTAAACTTATTAATCAGATACTCGTACATGTTCCAGTCGGCAACCCGGCGCTCTTCCTCAATCATTTGCTGCGATGTAGTTACACCGATATTGCCATGTACTCGCCCTGTGTGTTTTAACTCTTCGTTGCTGTTGCCCTCGCTGTTTCCGGTCTGCGTGCTCACGTTGGTGCTGTCATTGTCATTTTGACCGCTGGTAACAAGGTTCCCGCTGTCAAAACCTGCGGCCTTGCTAATATCGGTACTGTGATTGTTGCCAACACCTATATCTGTGCTTTGCACCCTGCTGTTAGTTTGGTTGTTGTCTGTCCAGTCCTCTTGCCGGTCATAGTTTTCGATAGGGTTGTATTCCAGCTTGGTGGTGTTCCACATCTTTTGCCAACTGTCCAGATGTGCGCTTGACCAAATGCCAATAACAGAGCGCATAGTTGAGGGGTTTGAAAACAGCACTTCCATCTCCGCCGTTTCCATCAACAGGTTGTTGATGTACAGTTGTTTGTCCATGCCGTCCGGCAATACAAGCTCATTAAAAATTGTGTTGTCGTACTGGTACAGCCCTAACAGTGACAAGGTTGCTCTACTCATCTTCGCCGCCCTCACTTTCTGCGCTAACCTGCGGCTTGTTCCGCCACTCAACGCCAAGTTTAATGCCAAACATTTTGCTTGTTTGTGCAAAACTCTTTTGCAGCTGGTCAAGCCACAAATCCGCTTTGCTGGTTACTTCCACGTTATTTGCGTTTACTTCATCACTGATAAGACGTTCTTTTTTATCCGTGTTCGCGTTCGGGATGCCAACATCTGTGTCAAACATCATTTCCCATTTGCGCAGGTCTGCCAATGCGTCACCGGCAATATAGTTTTGCCCCACGTTTTGTTGGAACGGTATCCAAGAGGGATTGCCGCTCTGCACGTCATATAATGCGGTATCAACAAATGTTGCAGGCTCACCGCTTGCCACACGGTCAAATAGTTTCTTTTGACTTTCCGCAGTGTTTTTATTTTTGCCAAAAAACACATAGGATAGACGACTGTTGACAAGGTTTACACCCGCTGTCTCTGCGGTCAAGGCCATCATATCAGCGTAAAATCCTACCAAATCCATGACGCTGCCATAATCAGGTTGTAGCTTGATAAGCGTGCATTGCGTGCCAATATCCAGACTGCGCAAACCTCTAAGCAGGGGATTTGTGACAAGGGCGCGTTTCGGCTGGTAAAAAATGTTGTACCCGTCAAGCCCGCATTGCTGCGGAATAACTCCGTATTTATCAGTGTTAATCACCGCAATATAACCGATACCGTACAAGACATACAAAAAGTAGTCTCTGTCCCACGTTTCGGGCAAATCCCACTTAAATACCGACATTGCTTTTTGCAGCAAGTAGCGGGCAAAAAAGCGTTGCAGCTCTGTGTTTTTTGTGTGGACAGTGCTGGGGCTGTGCTGGCTTACCGCTGTGTTAACATAATCGTACATATAAGGCGCTGCTTGCATCAGGCATACCTCCTTGCCATTTTAAGCAATAGCCATACCGGTATTGCTTTTTTACCCGGCGTGGGCGGCTCCGGGCCGGGGCCGGGCGGGTTGTCTGCACTCCATGTTACATCATACTTGCCAACTGCGTTCGGGATGCCCAAAATTTGGGACGGGTCTTGACGGTAACGAGTAGAGCGCCCACCTACCCAATACTCCCAATGGGTGTGGATGCCGGTTGCATTGCCGGTCTGCCCCTGCATGCCAATCAAATCGCCAGCTTTGAGCACATCGCCCACTTTGTGTGTCTGCGTTTTAAAATGCGCAGCCAACCAATAACGTTTGTTGCCCATATCTACCACGATATAATTGCCCCAACTGTCGTTACCTGTTTTGCCGCCTTGCCAAGTGTGCGCCGTTACAATCGTGCCAGCCTGCGGCGCAAACGACAAAAAATCAGTGGGATGCTTGGTGTCAATGCCGCCATGGTGCGACCCGTCCGAATAATAAGGGTATGCTGCGGTTACTGTGATTGTGCTCTCATCCGTGATACATTGTGGATAGCTTGCCATATAATTTCACCTCACTCATAAAAAAACCCATCTGACATAAAATTATTAACAGCGCCAATTTCCGTACTGGTTGCGGGCGCGTTAAAATCTGGATTGTAAACCTGCACATAACCGTATAAGTTGCCGATTTTAACAGATTTACAGAGCGGTCTCCCTCGCCGCTCTTTGTCAGTTTCAACTAGCGGCATAAATGTTGCATATAGTTGTGGGGGATTCTGCCGCCACGTCATACACCCCTGTGCGCCGCGTGTTTCTACTTCCGCGTTGGCACTTTGCAGCGCATCACCCACGCCACTTACAATATTGCTTGCAGTCGTGCCGATAACATCACCCATTGACTTATCAGGGTTAAGCCAATTTTTCACATCGCTAAATAAGCCCCTCATAAAAGCCCCGCCCACGGCAATACCCGTATTTACGGCATTGCTTCCCGGTGTTGTGGGCGCCATCGAAATCTGCGTAATAGTTAATGGGATGCCAATCTGTGCAGTACTAGTGCGGATAACGTGATTATGTTCAGGATCTGTGCATATACGCAAAATCGCAAAACCGGTATACTGGTCAATCTGATAATGTAAATATAGACGTGATACATTAACAATTTTGGTGCTGTCTAGCGGTATATCGCCAAAGGGTGGTACATTGATATTGTATCTACTGTAAGGCTCCAAATTAATCCAATTTCCCAGGTCAGCCGCTTGTGGATGTTTCGGAATTTGCAGCTCTGTGTACACGTCTTTTTTTGCATACTCCCCCAGCAGCGGATAAGCTTGTACACCTTCCATTTCCCACCAGCCAAACGGTAATGGGGTGGTTTCGCTATCTGTGCTATAATTCAGCGCAAACGGAAAATATAACAGACTGGAAACATATTGTGTCGGATTAAAAAGCGCTTTTGCAAGACTGTCTGATATTTCTTCCGCCTGCAAATTAAGGTAGTCAACAGAGCCTAAAAGCTTGTTCGCAAGAATCTGCATGTTCTGGCGGTCAAGCCGCCAATATTTCAGAAAACCGCTTCCGTAACCGCCTTTTGAGCTAATGGCTATACAATAATCGCCATTGTCCCATGCTCTGTTAGGCGCGAATGGATTATTTGCGGTTGTAACTTCGCGCGAAACTTGCACATTTGTTGGATACAAGGAATCAACAATATTACCATCATAAGCACTAGCCGAACGTGTTACATATTCTACGCTATCCGCAATATTTGTGCGCCACGTTGCAAGCACATCAACAGACATGCTTGCATACCACATGCCCGCCGTCCAAGTCCAGTTGTCGATAAAATAAAATCTGCCAAAATCTGGAATATATGCATAGTTCCACGCGTGAGGGCTTTCAGACTGCCCGAATGCTACAAAACCAATTTCCGGCGCTAACATGCTGCAAGATTCCCGCAATTGACCTTGCACGCCTTTTGACGTGCCAGAAGGGCGGGCAGTGCTGTTCAATTTTTTGGCAAATTGATATAGCGTAATATTCACGCTCTTTCACCTCTTTCAAAATACCCCGTGCCATAACTGACACGGGGCTATTATTAAGAGTTAATCAAGCAGCAGCACAACGGCCTTTTCGGTGTTGTCCTGGATAGTCTTGATGGTTGCATGCTCCGCGGTGTTCCAATAGCCACCGTCAATGTTGAGCGGGGTGGTCGCGCTCCACATGTTGGTGTAGCAATAGCCCAGCGCGTCACGGTCGTGCATGATGCCGAAAATACCGGCCTGCTCCACGGCCTTGGATGCCTTTTTGACTGCACCGGTGGTGCTGGTGTATACCGGCGTGATGCTCACGCTGTCCGGTGTCTCAATGCTCTGCCAGAAATTGATGCCCTCAAATTTTGCCAATTTGAGGTAATCATCGTGGAATGTAGTGGACAGCGCCATGGTGCGCATCTGCTCATATGCTTTGCTGTACAGAGCCACGCGCAGGTCGCTGCCGCGGGTGTGGCGCAAGACTGGCTTTTCGTTAATAACGGTCTGATAAAGCTGACTGCGCTCACCCATAAAACGCGCAATCACGTTCAAACGGGCATACACCCAGCGCATAAAGGGCGCGAAATTGTCAGGCTGGTAAACGCTCTGCGCCGACAGGCTCAAACCAGTTTCAGCATTATACTCGGTCAACAGATGTACAACGCGGGAATTCTGACCCTCGTCAAGGATTGCTGCAATAAAATTCGCCTGCATGCCGCGGGCAACTGCTTCGCGGTAGGATTCTTTGTCGTTATTGCGCTCCGTCATATTCATGGCGTTAAAACGCATAAATTCATCGGCAGAGGACATAGCAACGTCAAACTGGTCCTTAAACGTAGTGTAGCGCTGCTGGTAGACTGCGGTGCCGTAAAAGTTGGTCTGCAAGACTTCCTGCTTGCTAATCTTGTACATGTCAACACTTTCGCCATTACCCAGAGCGTTTGCCTTATGATTAGTTGCATCATAGGCAACGGGCCAGATAAAACGCTGGTCGTCCTGCATCTTTGCGGCAATGGGACTAATCTTGCGCAGCGCGTTGCCGTAACGGGGCAAATCCATTTCAAGACTGGTCAGGGGGCTTGTGTAGTCACGCACTGCGTAGATTGACCGACTCCAAATCTGCGACAGTGCGTTAATAATCGGGTCATAACCCGTTTTAAGAGCGGTCTGGGCAACCGAAACAAACTGCTCCGGCGTGTCGATATTAGTAATTACTTTCTGGCCTGTTGCCTGTTCGACCGCGGAGCCAAGGATTGTTGCGGCCTGCGAAATAGTCATATCATTCATTTGTGTCACCTCACATTATTTGTACCAATCATTATCACCATCGGAGCCATATTCGATGACGGATAATCTCGCAACGCCACCACCACCAACTTCCGGTATTAAGCTAATAGAGCTTACTCCGCCGCCATTATTGGCGCTTTGAAAATCCAGATATACGGGCTGTTTCGGGAAGCATAAAAACTCGTCAGAAAAACTGCCATCAGAAAACGGTATCGCCAAACCGATTAGTGTGTCGCACTCTACAAGAATTTTTCTCACGGGCTTTACAAATTGCACAGTTGTTCCGGTACTACCCCCTATTAGCTCGCTGTAAAATTGTCTCACACTCGTTCACCTGCCTTTGGCGGCATAATAATGCTTGCAAGCACATCTTCCGCGGTCTGCGGTTTAGGCTGTTCGGTTGCCGCGATATTCATCGTTTTAATCTGCGCGCCCAGTGCGTTAATCGCGGCAATAATACCGCCCGCATCCTCTACAGGTGCAGCAGGTGCAGCGGGTGCAGCGGGTGCAGCGGGTGCAGCGGGTGCGGCGGGGGCAGCGGGTGCAGCGGGTGTAGCGGGTGTAGCGTTGTCAAGAGTGACAAGTTTTGCAAGGTCGTCTTTCGTGTAACCTGCACGGCACAGAGCAATAATATCATCAATAGTCATGTGTATTACACCTCTTTCAATACGGTTGTTTTGGCTGGGTCATTGACAAGTTTGACAAGCGCGTCTTTGTCGCCTGCTGTCATGGGGCCACATGCGGCGTTTTGATTGTAATTGTGGGTGTATTCGCTATAATAGCCAATACCCAAATGTTTACACTTGCTGTATACAATCCACGCCTGAGCGCTGGTAATGTCGGCATACATAACAACATACATTATGCATCACCGTCTTTATCGCTCAAGTGGTCGTACAGCTTGTTAATTGCTGCGGTGTTGTCCTTGATAGTAGTGTTGCTTTGCCACCACATAAGCAAAAACGCCGCAATTGGGAAGCCAACCTGTTGGATAAGATTGCTAATTTCTTCCATGGTTTACACCTCACTTTCGAGCGGACGGGAATACAAAAAGCGGGAAAAGACTCTTGACCCGCTACAAGGTCGTGCGCCGGATTCCGTCCGTATAGCTTGCGCATCTTTTCCCGCTCTAATGGTATCATATGTAATTGTTGGTGTCAAGAGTTAAAATAAAATTTCCATTCCATGTTAGGGTTGACTAGCAGGGTAGCAAACTCATGTTTTGCAAGTGTATAAGGCAGGTTGCCATATTCACCGGTATAGATGCAGCGTTCCTTGTCATACACGCGGATACTTGTTTTAGGCTGCATTGACAGACACGCCCGGTAAAAATCACAGATTGTCATTTGTAAATCACCTCCATTTGGATTGACTCGTCAGAAATGCCCATAAAGCACATATAATCATTTTGCGCGGTCATTGCTTCCAACATACTTGCGCCCGCATATACCTGTACATGATTAAGCATATCAATCACAAAAATCATCATCGTTCACCCTCTTAAAATATCAAACACAGCACCCAAAACCCAAAGCAGATTGAGCATGTTTCACACTTCCTTCACAAACTCGCGCTCGCAGATAGTCCCAATAGCACTT